GGCCCATTTCAGCGGCGATTCGGGTGCGGCTGGTGATTTTGAGATCGATGCCCTCTTTCGCGGTCTGAATGTCTTTAAGCGGGTCGACCCATGACCAGCCACGGAATTGCCAGGCGTGGGCGGCGAATTTGTCCATTTTTACGACGGGCAATGGGCTGCCGTTGGCGAGGGCAATGGCACCATTGAATAGCGACTGGCGCAGCCATTCTTTGAATATTGGCTCAAGCCAGGCAGCGGCGAACCATTTGTGTTTTTTCTTCCACTCGTCGCGCGTCGAAAGCACGGCAGCGCGGATGCTGGAAAAGTTAACGGCTTCGTAGTCGTTGCACAGTTCTGGGTAGCTGGCGCCCGGCAGGCCGCTGGCCATGCGCTGATATGCGGATTTTAGAAACGGGCCAAAAACCTCATTGGGGTATTTGCTTTCGACGACGCGGATGTCGGTGCCGTCCGGCAGGGTGTCCCAGGTGCCGGGCGCGCTGGTGGTGATGCGGGCGCCGGATTCGTCGCTGGCCTCGTTGCCGATCATTGGCGCAGCGCCGTCTGGCGTGACGAAAAAGCCGAGGTGGTCGGCGCCGTGTTTGGCAGCCATCAACGCCGATAGGGCGAATTCGCCGGCGTAGTGCATGGATAGCATGCTGGCGTGCATCCAAGGGATGCCACGGCGTTGCTCGGGCCGGGTGTTGATAAAGCGATGTAGCACGGCTGAGGCGTCGACGCGCTGAGCGCTGCGGTTGCTGTTGTGCAGCGAGCCGGTGGTGTAGTGATAGGCGACCGGCTTGCCGTGGGCGTTGACTTCGACGCCAGCGACAATGGCGTTTTGACCCTGCCCGGCCAGGCGGTTGTGCCAGGTGGCGAGGCGATCAACGTCGATGATGCGCAGGGCGTAGTTGTATTTGTTGCCGGATTCCGGGCCGATTATCGGCAGGACGAGGCATTCTCCATCGCGGGCGGTGCCACGGGCGATGGTCTGGCAGATTTCGGCGAAAGAGTAGCCGCCGGAGACTTCGCAGACTTCGCGTTGCGACCAGTCGGACCAGGCGTTTTGAATGGCGACGCGGGCGCCATCATCCGGGGCGCCGGGCGCGTTGTCGACTAGCGAGACGAGGCGCGGCGCATCGGGGCCGATGAGGTTGGTTTCGACGATGTCTAGGTAGTTGCGAGCGAAGTCGTTGTTGTTTTCCAGCGCGCGCGAGCGGTTGCGCAGGGCGTCGAGGTCGTTGCGGATCTCGTCGTTTATTTTTTCCTGCGTTACTTGCCAGCTCGAGGTCAGGCGATTGAGTTGGGCGGCAGCAAAGCCACGCGCTTGCGCGGGCTGGCGAAAGGCTTTTACGGCCTGCGTGATGCGTTGGACGATGCCCATTAAAACCTCAGATAGATGCGACCGGAGCGGCCGCCGCCGTTGCTGCCGGATTGCGCGCGGACCTCCTGGCGATAGCGGTCACGCAGCTTGAGCAGATCCGGGATGGGGATGGTTTTCAGGCGGCGCCCGGCAATTTCGTATTCAGCGACGCCGATGTCGCGCGCTTCGATCCACGCTTCGAGCGCGGCCAGGGTGCGCTGGGCATGGGAGCGGGCGTCGAGCCCGCCGGGGCTGGTGCCGGCGTAGTCGGGCAGGATGTCGAGCAGGCCGCTGCCGACGCTGTAGGATTCGCTGCCATTGCTGACCCGCTCGTGGTAGGCGTAGTTGCCAGCGCCCCAGGTGGCGGTGATGGCGGCGGCGACGGTGGATTGGTGCAGGTCACCGGCGGCGGCGGAGACGATGGTGATTTTGGCGCCGGCTTTGACCAGTGTGGTGGTGATGTCCCAGCCGGCGGAGGCCGGGTAGTCGGCTAAATTGCGCGACCAGGTGACGGTATCGCCGGCGCGCACGCTTGCCGGGATGGAGGTGGGTACGGTAGTGGCCATGCCACCTTTTACGCGCCGGGCGCGAAACGTTTAAGGCATGGGAGTTCGCGCGATGATTTGCTGCACGCGGCGGGGCGACAGGCCAGTGCATTCGGAGATTTCGCGCGGGGTTTGGCCTTTGCGCAATCCTGCCCAGACGGCAGCATGACGCTCTTGCACTTCCATGGCGAGGGCGCTGGCGATGTAGCGGCGGTCGCCACCATGTTCGACCCGCAGCTTGCGCTCGAGGGACTTGAATTGTTCGCGCGGGATGTTGGTTTCGGCGGCGATCAGATCTAGGACGAAGGCGAGGAAATCCACGGGGCTACCATCCGATGTTGGGTTTTGGGAATGCGGGGTGAGTTGGGCGCTGGCGCGGGTGGGCGGGCGCCGCTGGTTTTTGTGGGGGTTCTGGGATGTGCGTGACGGTTTGCGGTTGGGCGAAGAGATCGCCAACTGCTGGCTGCACCTTTGCCGCCAGGTCGTCCCAGAATTTGGCGCTCTTCTTGGCCAGCTCGAAATGTGTTTCCAGCCAGACGGCGTATACCGTGCAGTCCCATTTTTCGACGCGCTTGCGGGTGGCTGTCCAGGATGACTCCTCGCTCCCGCGCTGACTGCGGCGGGTGGTGCGCGCCTCGCCAGTGAATTGCTTGAACCATTCGTCGCTCAGCTCATCGCTGAAATGGATATAGCCAGGGCCGGGGCGGGTGATCTGCAGGCGTCCATAGATCAAGTCTTTGGCGTGGTTGGTGCCCACCCACCACAAAATCAGGCCATTTTTACGCAGTCGACCGCGCCAGTCGATATCGACTTTTGTCGTGCCATCCTTGATATGCTTTTCACGGCCGGAGCGACCGGCGATGGCGAATACCTTTTTACGGGCATGCTTGGCTGCCCAGTTGTAGACGGCGTGGGTATTGTGGCCACGGCTATCTATAGCGGCGCCGGAAATGCGCAGGGTAGTGCCGGCGGCATGGGGGAATTCTGTTTCAAAGAGGAATTCCTCGAGGTCTTCCCATACCTCATCTTCGTCAGGGTTGCCAAAAAATACACGGTCGGCAATAGTCCATTTTTCACAGCCTTTACCATAGCCCCAGACTTGGCACTCAAGCCGGTTGGGCTGGGTATCAATGCCGGCGAGCAGCAGCAGCGTGCCCATGGGGCAGCGCTCCAGGGGAAAGGGTTCGGCGCGTGCCCGGAGTTCGTTTTCATCGGACTTTTCAAACGCTTCGGACCAGTATTCGCCCAGAGTGGTATTGGTGAAGGTCTGTAATTTTTCCTTTTTCCCTTCGCCCGATTCACGCACGGCGCCGAGGAATTCACGGACGATATTTTCCCATGATACGTTGGGGCTGTAGGCGCTCCAGGCGTGGAATGCAACATGGCGCGGGGCGCGGATGATTTCACCTTGGGGGTTTCTGAAAACGCCGGCAAGATCGAGGGTGGTTCCGTCTTCGGCTTGGTAGCGGCCTGTGTGAGCTGCTGAAATTTTCAGGTAAGCGGCCTGATCGATCAGCGCGCCGCAGTGTTGGCAGAGATGGCGGACCGTTTCCGGGTCATCATCGGTCCACTTGAGGCCGTGCGGCTCGTCTTTTCCGCCCCAGGTTAGCGGGTGGAATTCGCCACATTCCGGGCAGGGAATGTGGGGCTGCAGGAATATTTCTGCATCGCGCTCGCGTTTTTCAATGTTTGAAAAGCCTTTGAGCTTTGGGGTGCTGCCGAAAACCATCTTTGGGAAGGTGGCGCCTTCGACGCGCTTGGCAGCCAGACCACCGGCATCACCCTCTTTTTCGATGTTGCTGTCGAAGGCGTCGTATTCGTCCAGGTAGGCCACATCGGCGGAGATGCGGCGGTAGTTTTTGGCGGCTTTTCCGCCTTTGAGGTGGAGGATAGAGCCGAGAAACTTTTTGGCCTGCAGCGTGTTGTCTTTGTTTCTGGCCAGGTGCGCCGTAAATACTTCCTGCATGCACTTCACGTCGCGAAGCATCGGCTCCAGTTCGGTCTTGACGAACTCGTCTCGGTCGTCATCGGTCGGCTGCCACATGACCTTAGCCAGCAGGCGGTTAGCGCCATGCTTGAGCGGCTTGAGATCGACTGGAAAGCTGCGGATCTGGCTGATATTCGAGTTTCGTACATTCGCCACCTTCGCGAACAGGCAGCTGGTCGTGCAACTCTTGGAAATCTTGACCTGGCAACAGAGCGCGCTGGCCTCGCCAAAGCCCAGCGCGAGCGCATTGAAATGCAAAACGCAGTTACTCGCAACGAACTGGCCCCCGTCATCCTGATTGAAGAAGTTTTAACCAAGGCATCAGCAAAAGTCGCTGGAATATTCGACGCCATCCCCGGCATGGTCCGCCGCCGCTTCCCAGCGCTGACCGCTGATGTCATTGACGAGATCGCTAGTGAGGTAGCGCGGGCGAGAAATATTGTGGCCAGCATCTCACTGGCCGATCTTGACGACGCAGATCCCGAGTCGGACCAACCCGAATCAACCATTGACGCCTGAAAATGGACCTGTCCGAGCCCACCCGCTTTTCCATCCCCGCGCTCACCAAGCACATTGAGCGCGGCTTGGGGTCGTTCGGCGTTCCCGAGCCGATGTCGCTTGACGAGTGGGCCTGCGAACATTTCTATCTTTCCGCAGAATCCTCCTACGTTGAGCAGAAATGGAATCCGTGGTGGTTTCAAAAACCTATCATGTGCTGCATTTCAAATGATGATATTTACGAAATTGACTGGCGCAAGTCCGCCCGTACTGGGTACACCAAAATCATCACGGCAGCGATGGCCTACAATGCCAAGCACAAGCGGCGCAACCAGGTCATGTGGCCGCCGACCGACGACGACCGTGACGAGTTCGTCACCACCGAGCTCGAGCCCATGCTGCGCGACGTCGCCTGCATGCGCCGCGTCATGCCCCGCTTCAGCCGGCGCAGCAAGGACAACACCCTGCGCCAGAAAAAGTTCGTCACCGGCCTGCTGCACCTGCGCGGCGGCAAGGCCGCCAAGAACTACCGCCGGCTCACCGTCGACACCGTCAAGTACGACGAGTTCGACGGCTTCGACCGCGACATCGAAAAAGAAGGCAGCCCCGGCAAGCTCGGCGACAAGCGCACCGAAGGCGCCGTCTGGCCCAAGTCAATCGCCGGCACAACGCCCAAGCTCAAAGGCCTCAGCAACGTCGAAGACCGCGAGGCCGAAGCCGACGCCCGCATCGCCTGGCACGTCCCGTGCCCCCACTGCGACGAGCTGCACCCCATCACCTTCGGCGGCACCGACAAGCCCGCCGGCCTCAAGTGCACCGACCGCGACGCCACCACCGTCGCCCATGTCTGCCCCCACTGCGGCGGCATGATGACCCAGGCCCAGTACCTCGAAGTGTGGGAAGTCGGCCTCTGGATCGACACCATCGCGGGGTTGTGGATCGACCACCTCGGCAACTGGCGCACCCCCCAGTCGCTCGACTGGCGCGCCTGCGACCTCGCGCCCGACCCCTCCACCATCGTCCAGCCCCCCGGCCACGTCGCCGCCCACCTGTGGACCGCCTGCGCCCCCCAGGCCACCTGGGTCGCCATCTTCGAAGAGTACTTCGCCGCCCTGGACCTGGCCGAGCGCGGCGACAAGTCCCTGCTCAAGACCTTCACCAACACCACCCTCGGCGAGACCTGGGAAGAAGCCGGCGAGCGCACCGAAGAACACGCCCTCCAAGCCCGCGCCGAAACCTTTCGCCTGCGCACCATCCCCATCGGCGCCCTCATCGCCACCGCTGGCATCGACCTGCAGGGCAACCGCTGGGAGATCGGCGTCTGGGGCTGGGGCGCCGGCATGGAATCCTGGACCATCGACCACCAGGTCATCGAAGGTAACCCCGCCGACGAGAACGACTGGCGCCAGGTCACCGAGTACCTCAACCGCCGCTACACCCAGGCCTGGCACGGCGGCAGCCTCGGCATCGAAGCCACCAGCATCGACAGCGGACACCACACCCAGGCCGTCTACAACTACGTGCGCCTGCAACAGCACCAGCGCCGCATCTACGCCATCAAGGGCAGCAGCGAAGACGGCACCACCATCAAAGGCCGCGCCTCCAGCATGGAAGTCAACTGGAACGGCCAGAAGTGGGCCAACGGCGTCAAGCTCTGGGTCATCGGCACCGACACCGCCAAGGACCTGCTCCACGGCCAGCTCGCCATCGCGCAGCCCGGCCCCGGCTACGTCCACTTCAGCGCCGATCTGCCCCGCGAGTGGTACGAGCAACTCACCGCTGAGCAGCGCATCACCGTGCGCACCCCCAGCGGCGACAAGCAACGCTGGGTCAAGCGCCGCCCCCGCAACGAAGTGCTCGACACCCGCAACTACGCCACCCACGCCGCCATCATGCTCGGCCTGGACCGCTACACCGACACCCAGTGGCAGCGCCTGCAGGCCGCCGTGCAACCCCCGCGCGACCTCTTCAGCCTCGACCCCGCGCCAGCCATCGTCGTGCCCGCCGCGCCGCAGATCATCACCCCGCCGGCGGCTATGCCCATCCCACAGCGCCACATCGCTGCCCGCCCGGCCGGCCGCCAATGGTGACCAACCCCATGCCAACCACACCCCCCACCATCGCCGCCGACCTCCTCACCCCCCCCCCGGCCCACCCCCCCCCCCCCCCCCCCCCCCCCCCCCCCCCAAAAACCCCCCCCCCCCCCCCCCCCCCCAAACTTCCCCCCCCCCCCCCCCCGCCCCCCCCCTCCCCCCCCCCCCGCCCCCTGTCCCCCCCCCGCCGCGCCCCCCCCCCCCCGCCCCCCAACGCCCCACCCCCCGCCCGCTCGTCCGCC